AAAATAGAACGCGAGATAGAGCGCGTTGAGGCGGACTCGACCCCTCGCGCGGTAGCCCCTCCCTCCGATATGAGCAAGGCGGAGCGCGAAGCGTTTCTAAAGCCTACAGCCGAAAACGCGCATGTTCTACAAGCGTATCTTTCGCGCCGTAGCTATGAGACTCGCGCGGACTATGAGCGACGCAAGGTCGAGTTAGAGCGGCTACAAAAACAAACGGAGGCGATGGCGTCGGTATATGAGGAGGCGAAACAAACGTACTCCGGTATGCAGTTGGACCCGATTACCGTACTGCAAAACGCTATCAAATGGGACGTAGCGTTACGCGATAACCCGGCCGAAGCCGCGTTAGAGTACCTAGAAAACTACGGCGTTACTCCGGAGGATCTCTATAACGCGTGGCAACAACAGCAACAAAACGGGTACTATCCACAGAATCCACAAAGTTATCCACAGGAAGGATACCTAACAAAAGAGGAAGCCGAGCGGATAGCGGAGGAGAAAATCCAGGCTATGATCTCCGCGCAACATCAAGAAGTAGTTGCACAACAAACGCTCGGAGCCGTACAACAGTTTATGTCGAGTAAGCCGCTATTCACGGCCACAGACTCCCAAACGGCGTCACAGCTTGAGGAGAAAATGGCCCCGGTGGTGGCAGCCCTTACGCAACAAGGGGGCTCCTCTCAAGCGGAAATACTTGAGACAGCCTACAATTACGTTGTGAACGGCGACCCGGTGTTTTCCGACCTAGCTAAAAAGCTAGACGCAGCACAAACGGTCACTACTCGGACAAAAGAGACCGCGAAGGCTAAACACGCCTCGCGCTCTATATCGGGCAGCGTGGGATCAGGCTCTCCCCGGATGGCAATTAAAGATATACGAGAAAACCTACGGCGTAGGTTAAACGGTATAGACTAGCTATCCGCTCCGAAGCCGTGGGTATAACCTATAAGGATTATACAACATGGCTAATTTAGAAGAGGCAGTAACAACCACCCTCTTTGATCAGAGCGACGCGATTTCGGACGAGGTAACACAGCACCACCCCGTTCTTTCGGCTCTCGACGAAGAGGGTAACATCCGTAAGATTTCCGGTGGATACGAGATCCGCAAGGTCGTTATGTACAATGACGACGCGCAAGGCGGTTTCTTCTCCGGTTATCAGTCTTTTAACCTTAACAGCATCGACGACTTTACAGCGTTCCGATTTGCGATCAAGCAGTGCTATGAGCCGGTAGCTATTTCCGGTCGTGAGCGCCGCGCAAACCGTGACGAAGCACAGTTGCTCGACCTCGTTGAGGGCAAGATTAAGGCAGCTATCCAGCGTCTTAAAAACACTGTATCGACCTCCCTTCGCGGAGATGGAACCGGTTTCGGTGGTCTTGAGTTTGATGGCCTCAAAAAGGCTATTTCGACTTCGCCTAGCGCGGGAACCTATGGACAGATCGATCGATCTGCTAACTCATGGGCTCGAAACCTCGCGATTAACGTCACTATGTCCGCTAGTAACATCCAAGAGACGATCTCGGATGCTATCTCGCAGGTTACCCGTGGCGACGAGATGCCGACCCTCGGTATCATGGATAGAACAGCGTGGAAATACTTGCATAGCTCCCTTACAGCTATTCAGCGTATCCAAGCTCCTACCAAGAAGGCGCAAGGCGGTTTCCGTCTTTTGAACTACGACGGCGTAGATTTCGTTTTCGACGGTGGATACGGATCTAGCGTACTTGAGACTAACTCTTGTCGTTTGCTCAATACTAAGTATTGGACGATGGAGCAGGTCCGAGGCGCTGATTTCAAGCCCCTGGAAAACCAAATGGCGCGACCGATTGATCAGGATGCTTACTTCACGGTTATCCTTCTCGAAGGTAACCTTTGTTGCTCGGCTCCGGCTCTTCAGGCGGTTATTTACGCTTAATTGATAAGGAGGCACTATGTCACAATCAGGATCATTCGGAGTAAATCCCTCTAGGACGTGGACAGGATCGGAAGGTCCGCTCCCCGCGTCTCTTATGGAGGCAGGATCAAGCGCCGAGGGCGATTGGGTTTTTGTTCAAGCGGATGGGGCTATCTCGCAGTACGGAGCGGTAATCATTTCCGCAGCCGGACAAGCAGCGCAGGTAACCCAAACGAATGACGGTACCGATCTCCTCCTCGGAGGTTTCGCGCAGGTAGCCGCAGCCGATAACGAGTACCTTTGGGTATGGGTCGGCGGCGTAGCCGGTGGCGGATCAGGTAAAGGAATCAAAGGCAAGGTGGCGGCCGGATGTGCAGCGGGTAAAGCCCTCTACACGACGACCACCGCGGGCGTTGTCGATGATGACTCTACCTCGGCGGTTAAGTTGGCGAACGTTGTAACAGTTGCTACAACTACACCAGCCGCGGCCGTTGAGTTGTACTCGACCGGGCATATTACGCTTAACGCGTAACGGTTTTAGGGGGCTCCGCTAGTACAGGGAGCCCCTATTTACTTGAGGATATATGACAAACTACGCGGGCAATCTTACGACTTCGACTCCAACTATCGCGACCGCTACGAGTACGCAGGTACTCCCCGCGAACGGGTTTCGTAAGTTTCTCTTAATTCAAAACAACTCAGCCGCTAACATCGCGATCAGTTTCTCAGGTGCTACGCTAACGGGCATCGCTCCTACTTCTACCAACAAGTGTTACGTATTGCCGTCTACGGCCGGATCTAACGTCGTACGATTTGATAACAATTTCGTACCGGCGGGCGCGATTACGGCGTACCAAGCTAGCGGCGGATCGATCAATACGCTTGTCGTTGTAGAGGGCTAGAGATCGGTATACTATAAAAGTATCCTAATTTAATGAGGGGTGCTTATGAGAGATATCGATCTTAACGAGATTATGTACGGTCCGGATCCGCGTAAAAAGCCGTATCACGGCGCAAACGTTAAGTTTTTCTACGCGATTAACCAGAACCAAGCAAAAAGCGAAGCAGCCGGACGGCCGGTATTCGACGAGATACCGTCTATTTCTATTCAATACGCAGGAATGGACGAGACCGTACGGAAGGTAGAGCCGAAGGATATTCAGGCATACCCGGAGGAATGGAAGGCGTTTCAGGAAGGAAACGAACCCGTACAATCGGGACTCCCTCTCGTTGAATGGCCAATGGTTACCGGCTCCGTTGTAAAGGAATTGCAGTACCTCGGATTTAAGACGGTCGAACAACTCGCGGCCGCTAACGATGACGTACGGCGACGGCTCGGACCTCTCGGTAACCTTATCAAGAAGGCGCAAGATTACCTCGACGCGGCTACCGCTCCGCAATCCGAGGTAGTAAATCTCCGCGAATCCTTAGAGCGCGAAAAGAAGAGAACCGCGAAGTTAGAGGAAATGGTAAACCTCCTCTTATCGCGCATTAACTCGACCGAAGGAAACAATATGAGCCTAGGAAAAGTTGTTGCGGATAGCTCGTTTAATGAGGAAGAAATAGACGAGACAACGGAGGCTCCGCGACGCGGCAGACCTCGCAAACAAGCGGAGTAACAATCCTTGGCAGAATTAACCCTCCTTGAAAACGTACAGAATGTCGCGGACGAGGCGGGTTACACTGTAGCCGCTACCGTGGTCGGATCTACGGATACGACTACAAAACAACTCCTCGCGATAGCGAATCGTATTAACGACGAGATGGCGCAGGAGTACGCATGGCCCCAACTCTACGCGGCCGGAAGTATAACGCTTGTTGCAGGGCAAGCATCTTATGCACTACCGGCCGCGTTTTCCTATTATCACTACGATACGTTTTGGAATCAGTCTACGCGATGGCGTGTGCTCGGTCCTATGTCGCCTCAAGAGTACGCGGAGATTAAAGGCTACGGTCTTAATACGACCGTTTATAGTCGTTTCCAGCTACGCGGAATAAGTCAAAACGAGTTATTGATTTCTCCAACCCCGGACGCGGGATCAGCGGGGCAAACCATTATCTTTGAGTACATAATGGATCGTAGTATCCGGCCTAAATCATGGGCTCCGGCTACCGCGTTCGGCCCTGGTAGTTACTGTAGCTACAACGGCAACTACTACAAAACCGTACTAGGCGGGACCGCGGGTTATACTCCTCCAACGTGGACAACCGGTAGCGGTAATGACGGCGGTATAACCTGGGACTATTACAACGGCTCCTACACTAAGTTTTTAGCGGATACGGACGTTACCCTGTTTAACCCGAAAACCTTAGAGCTAGGTATGTTAGAGCGTTTCGCCGAGATACACGGCCTAACGACCGTAGTACCGCGATATCAAGCGGAGCTAAACAAGGATTTCAGCCGGTATATACCCGGTAAGACAATATGGGCGGGCGGAGAGTCTCAAGCTACGCTATTCGCGCGGTCCGGTACGGCTATCTTTGGAACGTGGATCTAAGTTATGGCAAGCTATTCGGAGCAATTAGCAGAATACCAGCGACTACGCCAACAAGGTATCAGCGGACCGCAAGCCGCGGAAATGGTGTGGGGTCCGGGTGGTATTCAGAATCTTCAAAAGCAGCAAAATAAAGAAGCAGGGCGCGCGGGACAAGCCGCAGCCGTAGGGCAAGTAGCGGGCGGGCTCGGCGGATACTACGCAGCAAACAAAGCGTATGACTATTTCTTTCCAGGTAAGGACGTAGCCGAGGAAACTACGAAAGCCGTAACGCAAGGCGCGCAAGGCGTAAGTGGAGCCGGAGCGAGTACAGGCGCTAGCGTACCGCAGCCTACAAGCGCGGCGGAGATGTTTTCCTCTACTCCGGCTAACAATCTCTATACTCCAATTAAGGATCCATCCGCTCCGGAAGGATTTACGCGAATTAAGGTTACCAGCCAAGCGGACGGATCTACCGGTAGCGCGTTAGTACCTTCCGAGAGTTTGGCGGACAAAGGGTTTTTAGACTCCGTAAATTGGGGCAA